TAGGTGAACTTGCTGAGACTATTTCTCTATTAACTAATCCGGCGAGGGCCTTGCGCAAAGGTATCGATTCCTACTATAAGACCGTAAAGAAACGGCTTAAGAAGGAAAAGAACCCACGCAAAAGGCCGCGTATTCCGTCGGATACATGGCTCGAATATAATTTTGGATGGAGACCTTTAGTATCTGATATTCGTGACGCTGCGGGTTTGCTTACTGCGGATCCGTATGCAGTGTTTCTTCCCCTCTCTGGCACAGGTACTGAAACCTGGAAGTCAGAGCCGGATGACAACAATCTGTATACGACCACTTTTTTGCATTTTCGCGTTCGCGCTACGAAGATCAATACGGTTCAAGTCCGTTATATCGGGCAGATTGGTGCGGAAAATAACCCACCTGGTTTTCCGGAGCAGTTAGGCCTTGATTGGTCTAATTTGGCTCCGACCATCTGGGAATTAATTCCGTATAGCTTTTTAGTCGATTATTTCTCAAATGTAGGGAAAGTAATCGAAGGCGCATCGACCGGTATTATACGTCTTGCCTGGGGAAACAAGACTGTTCGTCGAATGAGTGAGCTTTATAATGAAGCTTTCTTACTCGACAAGGAACAGCTTGGCTACCCAGACGATAAATGGACGTATTATGTACACGGTGGCGGTCGAGTCGGCCATTATAAGAATGTAGATCGGACCGGTGCGAATAATGTCTCCTTTGGATTAGGAGATATTTCATTCAAACTGCCCGGAACTAGTTCTAAATGGCTAAACATCGCTGCCCTAGCAGACATGCGAAGGTAGTATATTATCGTTGGAGATAAGTAAGTGGCAATTTCGCTTACAAGTCCTGTCACTGGTGCGGCCCAGACGGGCCTCACGTCGCCTACCTATACGGTAGTCGTGGATACGCCACCGAATGCTTACACTAAGCAGTGGGCTGTTACCGCTTTGGGCGGAACGCAAACTGGTGTAGACATTCATTCTGCGGCGAGCCCTTTCACTATTTCGTTTTCGAAACCGGCGAATCTTCGCTCGGCTCCGATGCCGAATCCTGTGACGGGTGCCATGGCCAATGTGCCGAGGAATGTTTATGGGTGCAAGGTCCGTAAGGGTGCTAAACCCGGAACGAACCAGACTCCACAGGTATCGGTACTCAACTGTGACTTTTCGGTCCCAGCTGGTGCTGATACTGTGGATCCCGAAGACATCCGCGCGGCGACTTCGCTTCTTATTGGAGCTTTGTCGCAGCAGTCGGCGAATATCGGTGACTTACTCATTCAGGCTATTCTTTAATTGGATTAGCCTGTCTGCAGTAAAGCTCACTACCTGGTTTTCCAGGCTTGAGTGTCACTGATTGTTAGTTGGCCTGAAGGCTGACCAAGGAATGAACTGTGGCTGAAGCTACTGCTCTTTTTAACCTACTCATCGAGGACCTTTATGGACACTCTATCTGTCGAGACTTTGTCACGCAACTATCACAGCGCGTTAGTGAGCCTAGCGGCCTCAACTGTCTTCCTTCAGGAAGTTCAGAAGAGAGTCGAAAAGGATCGCTTACGCGTGGAAGAACTGAGCAACCTGATCAACAACTTAACGCCTTATTGGAAAGAACAGGTGAAAACCTATCTAGCCGAACAGGCGGAGATGCTGTCAGACTCAGTTATGACCGGGATAGAATAACCCTGGTCGAGCGTGAGTTCGGCAGTTATGGTCCAGAAGCGTCTGTGACGGACGTAGCCAAAGCAATGCTAGTTAGGTCAGCCCTTAAAAAACTAAGGGACTTGACACCGATTAGCGCTGCCGAGTCTGCGTTCGAAAAGTTCCTTACAGTTAATCAACGCTGTAGGGATTACAGACTGAATCCGCAGTTAAGCTGGGAAGAGGAACTAATAGGGCTCGTCAAAAACGAGCTCTGGCAGTTCTTTGAACCTGGTGGCGAACTCCTAGACCTTGACGTTAATGCTGTTTTCAAGCATGGGCGTCCTGGTCCGGGAGCAAGCCTCGGTGCAAATGGGGTCGACTTCTATACGAAGTTGTTCTCATCCGAACTTACTGCAACGTCCTTTGAGGTATACTATCAGTATGCCGCCTTTTGCGCAGCAGATCCCAATTGGCGTGACGCCGAGTTTACTCGGCTTACCACGTTTGGGCTGCCCAGCATTAGGACTGAGTCTCAGATTACATTCGTTCCAAAAAATCGCGACACGATGCGCGCTATATGCACTGAACCCAACCTGAACATGTTTGCTCAGTTAGGGATCGGTGAAATTCTCAGTATGCGGCTCTTTGATGCTTTTGGCATCAACCTGTCCACACAGCCGGGAAATAACGTGCAGCTCGCCAGATTGGGAAGCAGAAATGGGTCGGTCTGTACGATCGACCTTGAGTCTGCTTCTGACTCCATAGCTATTCGCATGCTTGACGAGGTTTTGCCGGAGTGGGTCTTAGACACACTCTTGCTTTACCGTTGTCCTGCTACGATTTGCAATGGACGGCGAGTCCCTTTATGGATGATATCTACAATGGGTAACGGTTTTACGTTCCCACTGCAGACCATCCTGTTTTCGTGTTGCGTTCGAGCCGTGGCTAAGCAGATGCAGTGTCCGTTAGGACGTGCAGATGCTCCGAATGCTCAATGGGGTGTTTTTGGAGATGACATAATCTGTCCTAGCTTTATGGCTAGGCGTTTGTGTCGTCTTCTTGACCTCCTTGGGTTTAGGGTAAACGGTGAGAAGTCCTATACTGACCAGTATGGGACATTTCGGGAGTCCTGTGGTGGTGACTTTTTCCAAGGTCACTCTGTTAGGGGTGTTTATATAAAACACCTTGATACCCCACAGTCCCGGTACGTAGCAATAAACCGCCTTAATGAATGGTCCGCTCAACACAACGTTCCGTTGCGCAGAGCTATCGGCTATCTTAGAGACAGTGTCCGGATGATGGCAATTCCGGCACTGGCTCCTTATGACGCCGGGATACGGGTACCCCTTGAGGCACTTAGATCCGGTTTTCTCCATGTATATCGTCAAGATAAGCATAAGTTTTCGTACTTATACAAGTCTTACGAACCATGGGTACCGAGTCTTCGTGTTCTTGAGGACCGCATCCACATTCCGAGGAATCTTAATCGAATTCCTCGTCGTCATTATAACCCGTCTGGGTTACTTTTGGCGATAATAGGAGGCTATGTACGTGGTGGCAGGATACCTCTCGCCCTTAAGCAAGGTGAGAACCCTCGCTATCGAACGAAGATGTCGGTTACCCCCTTTTGGGGGCCCGATATCATCCAGGTGGCTTTGCAACCACTTGGTTTTTGGGAGCGGTGGAAAACCGCTGTCCTCGACAACTTAGGTTTCGAGGATCCTGAGG